TATAGCTTGGGCAGGCACGTTACATCCACCACAGAAGGCACTAGCTGATTGTTGACTTTGCGCTTTGTGCTGATGACCACAGGGCGCATACCGGCACGTTCGCACTCGCCAATGCCATTGATGACTTCAAGCCTGGACAGCGGCGGCACTTCCTTTTCGACTTGCAGGCTAGAGATAGCCTCGGGTACGGTAGTGCTTGCGGTAGGCTGCAATGATGCACAGCCGCTAAGAATGATGACTGCAAAGCAAAGTAAAGTTTTCATTTGGCTACCTGTATTAGTTTGTCGCCATGTTGCTGACGAACTCGATTGAAAATCACGGTGATATCGGTGTTAGCTGCTTTGGTAGGCGTGAACTTACCGTCAAGGATGTATAGGTTTCGCTCTCGCAAATACGCAACGCACTTTTTTCTTGCTTCATCGTATCGACGCGGATCGTCAGGTTTGCAATTTTGAACATCAATCAGGTCAGGTTGAAGCGCGTCATAATTCATCATCCAATGTATTGCGTCAGCTAGTCTCATCGTCGCCCTCTTCACTTAAAAATTTTCTGCCCGCAGGATTTTCTAAAAACCATCGATAGTTAAAACGAAAGTTGCGGCGTTGTTCGGCTTTGATTGTGTTTGTGAAATACCCCGTTTCTTCACTCCACATTTGTTTGTTCAGTTCTGTTTTGAACCGTTCTCCGTCCATGCCTATCATTTCAACGTAGTTTCTAGCACCGTCCATTAGGAACATAACAGCGTCAAGAGATTTCCCTTGCGGAACATTGACCTTTTTCTTGTATGCGTTGTTGCGTCGCACAGGGGGCAAACAAGCATCTAAAACTGCAATCTCAATGACTTTACAAAACAACCGAGTGCAACCTACAGTCTGACTTTGAACATCCATAATGACCCTTTTGTTAGGGTACTCACCGAAGCTTTCCCCGTATTGATCAGAACGGCAAATCGTTGTCAAGATCGGACATTACGTCAGCTTTTTTCTTCACCGGCTGATCTTTGTTTTTATGCTGCATTGAGCAAGACATAAATTTGCCTTTTGCGCCTTCACGAATCCACGCTGATACCCACACAGGTTCGCCGTTCATGTCCATCCCATCACCCCTGTAATCAGGGTGCGTTTCGGTTTGCTTTTTGTCGTTCTTGAACAAAGTGAACGAGCCGGGTTTTGGTATGTAAGCCATTTCATTTTCCTTTGATGTTGTCAATCATTTCATTTACTTCAATCAAAAACTGCTTTACTGCCTCTTCAATCGCGTCAATACGTTCTTGATCGCGGTCAAACCGGTGCACAAACAATTGAAGGTCTTCGGGAAGGCGCGGATCGTAGCTAACGAAATCACACCATTGCCGACCCGTACAGGCCATTTGCCAAAGCATCTGATACTCGTAGCGTTTCGGTTGTTTCTTGTCTACAAGAATCTGCAAGTGCGTGGAAGTCTTAGGGCATTTGATTTCCACAAGGCCATCAGTTGACACAAGACCGTCAGGACTAGCTGCACCACGGTCAATCGTTGGATGCAACACAAGACCCACTTCTTCAACGTCCCACGCACAAAACATTTCGTATTCAGCGCGAGCTAACGGTTCTTTATCCGTCCCCCATTTCATTGCATCCGAAACAAAACCTGATTCGTTTGGAACGCCGGTCAAAATTTCAGCAACAATTTGCGCTCGGTAATCTGCATATCCTGCGGTGGATTTTGAAGCCATCACGTCTTTGATCCGACTAGCAGTCACCATCCCTGCGCGAGCTGCTAACCACTCAGGACTGCCTTGCGGCATCGTCAAGACTTTCATGCTGCCTCCATTGCCAACTTGCGAGCATTCTTAGCAGCAACAATTGTTTGCATCGCGTCGGTATCCTCAACATCTTTTGCAGCGCGATAGGCTTGTGCGTAGAACAGTTTCAACTCACTTTCGGTTGTAGCTGTGTTGATTGCTTCTAGGAGCTGTGGCAGCTTGTCTAAGCGTTTTGCGGGGGTGTCTTGACCGTTAGTCGCGTCGAGCACGTCATGCTCCACAATTTCCATCGCTGTAACCCACAAGTAGCGGCGTTGATACGTTTCGACAGCCCCGATATTTTGCACTTCGTGACACCCTTTGAGAGCGGCTGATCCCATTGGCGATGTGATCTCAATCTGCGAGCCGTCTTCGGTGTCAATGATAGTCAGATAAGCAAGGTCGGCGGTGTAGCTGACAATTCCGCACAGTCCCAAGTTATGAAAGATTTCTTGGACGGTGGGCAAGAAGTCTCCTAACTCGAAATATTTGTACCCTGCGAATTTGTTGTGACCACTTTGTTCAGCTTCGTCGCTTGCAGGAACAATCGTGCTTGCATCAATTTTGTGTAGACAGTCATGCTAGTACCCCCGTGATGATAAGTAGAAAAATAATGGTGAAGCCGATTGCTACTGCTGTGTCGCCGTTCATATTCCGAGTCTCCTGTTTGCGCGTTCGTAGTCTGTGTCGCCAACGTCTACCCAACGTTCCCACTCCCGGGACTTCATTTCGTGGTCGGCATCAAGTTCTTCCTGAGTAGCGGGGAGGCGAAAGTGAATGCCTTCCGGTTTGCACGTTCCCCAATCAAGTCTTTCGGTATTGCAAAAGATATCGAGGAATTTTCCCGTCACAGCCGACACAACAACTTTGCGATGGCACGTCGATGCTTCGGGGTTGTCGGGATTCAGGCGAAATGCTGAGCAGTCTTTGCAAAGATTCATGGTTGTCTCCTGTTGTTGTCAATTAGTGGGGGCTTGCGCCCCCTGTTTGTTCAGACCAATCGGTAAATTTCGTTTTCTTCTACGAGCCGTTTTGTTCCACCGATTCCGTGCATCCGGTTAACTGCCTGCCATGAAATGTTGCTTCGTTCCACTTTCCTCCAACCTTTGCGAAAACTGTTGTGGAAGAATTTTTCTTCGTTCCAATCAAACGTTGCGCCGTTTTCCATCAGTTCGATCATTTTGTCGCGGTTCATTTTGTTGCTCCTTGTTGTTGTCAATCGCTACCACAAGACGAACTTTACACACCTAATTGGCATAAGTCAACACTTGTTGCAAAGGAAAATTGTAAAGTATTCTTAACTAAATCAATCCCGCTTGACAAGATACCTTGACACAAGTTAGGATGCTTTGCAAGGAATCTTTTCAACTAAGGAGCTACGATGAAGGTTACACAGGCAGAACAGCATTTCGGCAACCGCAGGAAGCTCGCGGAAACGCTTGGAATCACGTCTCAGGCGATCTCGCAATGGGCGAAGAGGGGTCAGATACCGGAAGGGGTCGCTTACAAGCTAGAGAGCCTCACAAAGGGCGTTTTGAAGGTCAATCCTGTGGACTACATCCCGGTCGAAACGCTTGTCAAAGAGATCGTCCCGCAACAATGAGGCCCGTCTACCAAACGCAAGCCGATAGCGACAAAGAAAATGCTATTGCCGACCGGTTTGCGTCTGCGTGGGGCTGTGAGTTCGCTCCTATGCCTAAGTTTTATCCCGTAGATAAGTTGATCATCAGGGACAAACCGCGAGCGTGGGCTGAGATCAAGCGTCGTCACCGTAACCTGCGCCAGTATCCCGATGTGTGGTTGAGCTTGCACAAGACCGTTTACGGGCAACAAATGTCGCAGGTGACGGGGTTGCCGTTTCTGTTCCTAGTGCAGTTCGATGATTGTTATGCCTACACAGAAATAGTTGGCAAGTACGAAGTGGGATATGCGGGTAGGAAAGATCGAGGGGATTGGCAGGACATGGAAGCGTGTATTGAAATTCCTGTTGACAGATGGAAAGTTTTGAAATAATGTGTCGATGTCCGAGAGAAAGATCGGGCCGCGTTGGAAGCGCGAACAAAGTTGACATGACCCATCTACGCATGGGCTTCGGTTGTCGAGACTTTTGTTGACTTTGTTCTCTTCCACCGCAGCCGCAAGCCCAGCCGTAGATGGGTTTTTCTTTTGGATCGTGCCCACCGCGTTAGCAATGAACCCCAATCGGGTTGCTGTGGAGAAAACGATACTGCCGCATGGTGCAATTCCTTAAAGCAGGGGCTGGCGTTGATCTCATGGCCTAGGGGATAGGTAACTATCTGATGAGAATCCCGCAAGGGGGTGACGCTCACTCGTTCAACTACTCTCTGCTGGGGGTAGGGGGGCGTTTGGGTGAACGGTAAGGAAATACTAGAGGAAGCTATGACTGATAAAGAAGTGATGATCGAATACCTACTGCTAAAAGTTCGACAACAGGACTGGCATGGTGTAAGTGACGCAGCAATGGACATCAGAGAGATGGAGGCTAAAAAATGTTCGACGAGTTCTACAGCAAGTTCCCCAAAAAAGTAGCCCGCAAAGATGCAGTCAAAGCATGGTCGCGCCTTACTGCCGAGCAGCAACAGAAAGCATTGGCAGCGATTGATGACCATGTGCGGATGTGGGCGGCTGAAGGAAGGGACAAGCAATACATTCCACACCCTGCAAGTTGGTTGAATGGCGAGCGATTCGATGATGAAATTTCGATGCCTGAGAAGAAAGTCGTAGCGTGGTGGACAAGCGATCAGCTAACAATGGAACACGGTCGCAAGATCGGAGTACCGGCAAGACCGGGCGAGGATATGTTCCAGTATCGCCTGCGATTACGGGCCGCGTAACTTGGCGCGAAAGAGTCGAAGGAGCAATGCGCGTTAAAGGTATGACGCGAGAAGAACGGGCAGCAGCTATGCCTATGTCAGCCGAGATCGTGAGGGCTTTTTCTGCTGAGTTTCAAGTAGTAGAAGTTAGGGCAACAGAAAATAACCTTTTCTATGAATGGATAAAAAAATGATGCTAGATAAATGGTTTCCCAACTTGCACTTTCC